AAGGCCAACCCGCTGTGCGTCATGTGCGAAGCCGAAGGCATCTTCACCGCGGGCAACACCGTCGACCACAAGATCCCCCACCGCGGCGACCAAGCCCTGTTCTGGGATCGCAGCAACTGGCAGACCCTGTGCGCCAGCCACCACTCGTCGGCCAAGCAGCGCGAAGAGAACGCCGCCTGATTCATGGAATGGTCGACGAGCTGTCCTGACTGGCGGCAGCGCATCGTCGAAGGCCGCTCACTCATCACCTTCGATCCACTGTTCCCAGCCGAGGCCAGTTCCGCGCTCGAGGTCTTCAACGCCCTGCGCATGGTCGACGCGCCGGGTAGCCCCACCCTGGGCGAGATCTCCCGCGCCTGGACCACCGACTTCGTGCGTTCCATCTTCGGCGCCTACGACCCCGAGGCCGGTCGTCGGCTCATCACCGAGTTCTTCCTGCTGATCTCCAAGAAGAACGGCAAGTCCAGCGACGCGGCGGGGATCATGATGACCGCCCTCATCCGCAACTGGCGCGAGTCCGCCGAGTTCCTGATCCTCGCTCCCACCGTCGAGATCGCCAACAACTCCTTCGGTCCCGCGCGGGACATGGTTCGCCGGGACGAAGAACTGTCCGACCTGATGCACGTCCAAGACCACATCCGGACCATCACCCATCGCGGCAACGGCGCCACCCTCAAAGTCGTCGCCGCTGATGCCGAGACCGTCGGCGGCAAGAAGGCCACCGGCGTCCTCATCGACGAGCTCTGGCTCTTCGGCAAGCGGCCAGACGCCGAGAACATGCTCCGCGAAGCTGCCGGTGGTCTCGCCTCCAGGCCCGAAGGCTTCACGATCTACCTCTCCACCCAGTCCGACGAGCCCCCCGCCGGCGTCTTCGCGCAGAAGCTCCAATACGCCCGCGGAGTTCGAGACGGCAGCATCATCGACCCGCGCCTCCTGCCCGTGCTCTACGAGTTCCCGCAGTCGATGATCGACCGCGGAGAGCACAAGCAGCCCAAGAACTTCTACGTCACCAACCCCAACCTCGGCGCCTCGGTCGACGAAGAATTCCTCGTTCACGAACTCCAGAAAGCCGAAGTCGCCGGCGAGAAGTCCATGCGCGGCTTCCTCGCCAAGCACCTCAACGTCGAGATCGGCATGGCTCTCGGCTCCGACCGCTGGGCCGGCGCCGACTTCTGGGAACAGCAGGCCGCCAAGCTCGACCTCGCCGCCATCCTCGCCCGCTCCGAAGTCGTCGTCGTCGGCATAGACGGTGGAGGGCTCGACGACCTGCTCGGCCTGGCCGTCATCGGCAGAGAGCGTGGGACGCGACAGTGGCTCCACTGGGCCCACGCCTGGGCGCACCGCATCGTCCTCGAGCGCCGCAAAGAGATCGCCCCCCGCCTGCTCGACTTCGAGAAAGACGGCGACCTCACCATCGTCCAACGCCCCGGAGACGACGTCAGCGAAGTCGCCGACATCATCTGCCGCATCCGCGACCGCAAGCTCCTCCCCGAAAAGCTCGCCATCGGCGTTGATGCGGCAGGCATCGGAGACATCCTCGACGAACTCGCCGCCCCTGGCCGGGAGATCGCCTCCGAGCAGATCATCGCCATCAGCCAGGGCTGGAAGTTGAACGGCGCCATCAAGACCACCGAGCGCAAAGTCGCCGGTGGCGAGCTCACCCACTGCGGCAGCCGCCTCATGAACTGGTGCGTCGGAAACGCCAGGGTCGTCCAGGCCGGCAACGCCATCACCATCACCAAGCAGGCCTCCGGCTCGGCCAAGATCGACCCGCTGATGGCCACCTTCGACGCCACCTCACTGATGGCCCTGAACCCCGTGGCCGCCAAGCCCCGCGCCTACCAGATGTTCGTCGCCTGACGAACGCTTCACTCCATGCAAGCCCGCCCGAGAGGCGGGTTTCGCACATCTGGGACCAGACCATGCAACGTGCCTACGCAACCCTCGCCATCAAAGGCATGTCCGACGAAGACAAGCCCGGCAAGCGCACCTTCAGCGGCATCGCCTCCACGCCCAGCACCGACCGCATGGGCGACATCGTCGAGCCCAAGGGCGCGCAGTTCAAGCTCCCCATCCCCCTGCTCTGGCAGCACGACTCCCGCCAACCCATCGGCTGGGTCACCGCCGCCAAAGTCACCGCCAACGGCATCGACATAGAAGGCGAAGTCGCCGACGTGCCGGAAGACGGCGCACTCAAAGAGCGCCTCGCCACCGCCTGGCAATCCATCAAGGCCGGACTCGTGCGCGGTCTTTCGATCGGCTTCAACGCCCTGGAGCACGCGCAGATCGACGGCACCTGGGGAGTTCGCTTCGTCAAGTGGGAGTGGCTCGAGCTCTCGGCCGTCACGATCCCGGCGAACTCCGACGCATCCATCACCGCCATCAAGGCGGCCGACACCCAGACGCGGGCCGCGCTCGGCCTCACGCGCAAAGGCGTCGTCCGGCTTGGCGACCCTCCCGGCGCTTCGGGAAGCCACCACCAACCCCCGAAAGGTACCGACATGAAGACCATTGCCGAACAGATCTCGGCCTTCGAAGCCAAGCGCACCACCGCCACCACCCGCATGGGCGAGATCATGGCCAAGGCCGGCGAGACCGGCGAGACCCTCGACGAAGCCGCGAGCCAGGAGTACGACACCCTGGTCGACGAGGTCAAGACCATCGACGGCCACATCACCCGCCTCAAGGCGCACGAGGCCTACATGGTCTCCAAGGGCTCCGTCGTCAGCCAGCAGACCGGGCAGAGCCAGGATGCAGCTTCCGCCGCCCGCGGCGGCGTCATCAGCGTCAAGAGCAACCTGCCCAAGGGCGTCGAGTTCGCGCGCTACGTCAAGTGCCTGGCCGCCGCTCGTGGTTCCCGTTCCGAGGCGCTGGACATCGCCAAGACCCACTACCCCGACATGCCGCGCCTGCATACCGTGCTCAAGGCCGCGGTCGCCGCGGGCACCACGACCGACGCCACCTGGGCCGGTGCACTCGTCGACTACCAGCACTTCGCCGGCGATTTCGTCGAGTACCTGCGCCCCATGACCATCCTGGGCAAGTTCGGCCAGAACGGCATCCCGTCGCTGCGCCCCGTGCCGTTCAACATCCAGGTGCCCACGCAGACCTCCGGCGGCACGGGCTACTGGGTCGGTCAGGGCGCTCCCAAGCCGCTGACCAAGTTCGACTTCGACAACATCACCATGCGCTGGGCGAAGGTCGCCAACATCGCGGTGCTGACCGACGAGCTGGTGCGCTTCAGCAACCCCGCGGCCGACATCCTCGTCCGCAACGGCCTGGCCGAAGCCCTGCAGGCGCGGCTCGACACCGACTTCGTCGACCCCACCAAGGCAGCGGTGACCGACGTCTCCCCGGCGTCCATCACCAACGGCCTCACGCCCATCGCCTCGACGGGCAACGATGCCGACGCCATCCGTGTCGACGTGGCTGCCGTGATGGCGCCGTTCATCGCGGCCAACATCACACCCAGCAACGGCGTGTGGATCATGGCCGCCACCACCGCGCTGCGCCTCTCGCTCATGCGCAACAGCCTGGGCCAGAAGGAATTCCCCGACCTCACCATGCTCGGCGGCACCTTCGAAGGTCTGCCCGTCATCGTCAGCCAGTACGTCCACAACTCCGTCTCCGGCGGTGCCATGGTCGTGCTGGTCAACGCCAGCGACATCTACCTCGCTGACGACGGTGGCGTGATGATCGACGCCTCCCGCGAAGCCTCGCTGCAGATGCTGGACAACCCGACCAACAACTCGTCCGACGGCACCGCGACGACCATGGTCTCCATGTTCCAGACCAACAGCATCGCCATCCGCGCCGAGCGCGTCATCAACTGGAAGAAGCGCCGCAGCGCTGCCGCCGCCTACCTCGACTCGGTGCACTGGGGCGAGTGATCCCCGCGACCTGAGTTGATCCAGGCAACTCCCCGCCGCCCGCAAGGGTTGCGGGGCGTCTTCCATTCGGAGACCCGCCATGACCGACAAGATCCGCATGACCGCCACCCAAGCCCAACGCTTCGGTGGCAAGAACCTGGTCGCCGGAGACCCGATCCTTGCCACCGCGGCCGAAGCCAAGATCCTGCGCGCCCTCAAGCGCGCGGTCGACGCCCCGCGCGTCGCCGCGCTGCTCCAGTCGCGAGACATCACCGCCCAAGAACCCGGCGAATACGAAACCCGCGACCTCCAGGCCCGCACCAAGCGCCCCTACCGCCGGCGCGAGATCGTCGCCGCCTGACATGCGCCTCTTCGGCCTCGAGATCCGCCGCGCCACCAAGGCCGCGCCCGGATCAATCGCCACCACCGTCAGCAACCGCTGGGGCTGGCTCGGCAGCGCGCTCGAGCCATTCGCCGGTGCCTGGCAAAGGGGCGTCACCGTCGACAGCCAGGAGACCCTGCTCGCCTTCTCGGCCGTCTACTCCTGCGTCACCCTGATCGCCGACGACATCTCCAAGCTGCGCATCAAGCTCATGCAGAACATGGGCGGCATATGG